CAACGTCGAACACTTCCAGGTGCTCCGGCTGAAGGCCACCGTCGCGGAATTCGGGGCTCACTTCGAGCAGCTCTGGGCCGATAACGCACCGAAGTCATAGGTTCACGACTGGACCTGGCTCAAGGCGTTACTCATGGCCTTGTCATCGGCCCACCCGACGACATCCCAGAGGATGTCCTTGTTGGGAACGACGCCATAGGCAAGGCGGTCCCCGTGCCGAAAGATGGCCCAAAAGTCGCCGTCCTTGGTACAGCGGACTTCGGACAACATCCACTCCCCCTCATCGAGGCCCAGGGCAGATCGCTCGGCCGGATTCAACCGTTGTCGCACACCTGTTTCACGGAAGGACCAGAAGTAGGTGTGCTCCTTGCCGGCCTCGATGATCAGGGGGGCTTGCTCGATGGTGGTGTAGGTCATAGGTCACTCCTTCTTCCCGAGACGCCGACGAGGGTGGGATCGGACAAGGTGTCGGTCGGCCGGAGTCCGGTAGGGTGCCTATAGCTCCCGGTAGTTGGTGGGCTCCCTCGTTGAGCCCTCGATCTTCATCCCTCGGGAGAACCTCATGGCCAACACCGATCTGAGTCCAGCGAAGGGGTTGCAGGGCAGTTCCCCCATGTACGACATGGGGACGACGCCGAACACCAGGACAGCGGTGTCCCAGAAGGTTCGGATCCTGACCCCGGCCTACGGGACCAGCTCTGCCCTGTTCCAGATGGGGGTGCTCTACAACTTCGCCCCAACGGAATCCCGCGGCATCGAGCCGGTTCGTGGCATCGGGTTCGGGGACATCATCGCCGAGATGGTCCCTGGCAACACCGAGCCCATGACGGCTGCCTGTGAACGGGCACTCCTCTACCTCTCGAACATCTGGCAATCGACCGGCTATGCTGCCGGCGTGGATGGTCCGGTCCGGTCGCTCCGGCATCACCGGTGGCCGTTCGATGTGGAGGAGCAGGTCGTCTTCAGCACCCTCGCCGATGCAGATCTCGACTCGGCTGGTTCTGGGGCCACCTCGCCCTCTGGAGCTGCCAGTGGCGGCGTGAAGGCCATCCAGTACCCGGAGGTGACCAATATCGGTGGTCACTCCGGTGGTGGTCACACGGCCCTCATCACGATGTACGAGGCCTGCTGGTGGGGTGACTGGAACCGAACCTACAACCGGGACACCGCCATCATCACCGAGAACGGCACCATGAACATCACGGACACCCACGACTTCAGCACCATCTATGGCGAGTTCCTGAGCACCGGAAACGATCCCACGATTGGCCAGCTTGGCTCGATCCGGTTCGGGAACCCTGGAGAGATCACGGGTGGCGGCGGCTTCGGCTAGTAGACGACGCAACCACCCACCTGATCGGTAGGGTGGTTCCCCGGAGTGGCGTCCGGTGGGAAGATGGAACGAGATGGGCAACGGTAAGATGCGAACTTTCGAGCGGTCAGCTTCCTCTCCCCCCGTTGGGGTGGGGATGGTCAGATAGGCAGACAAAACCCAATAGGTACGCCGCAACCCTCTCGTGCTGTTGACGACCCCACAAGACGCCGCTCCCAGACACTTCTGGGAGATACGACATGATCGATATGGCGACACTCGAACGGGCCTTTGCTCCCGTCGAGGCAGTGGGGCGACAGGAGATCACCTTTGAGGTCGTGGGTCAGTCAGTGACCCTCCGTCCCCTCCTTCCCCGTGAGGAGGTGGCCATCCAGAAGTACGCCAAGGCCTACCTCGACGAGGAGGCTGACGAGAAGGGTCGGGTCGCGAAGCACACGGAGATGGGGTACTTCGACCGCTTTCGCACAGAAGTCCTGGCCTACTCCGTCGTCCAGATCAACGACCTCAATCTCCGAGGCGTGGACTATGTGGCCACAGGCCAGAAGACGGACAAGAACCAACCTGTGCGTGTCCCGAGACACATCGCTGTACGGACTCTCATCACCGAGAAGCACCCCTGGTCTCGACCCATGCTCGAACTCGGCTTCAGCAAGTACACCGAGATGATGGAGCGGATCGAGCAGGAGTTCGAGAGCCTGGTCGAGTACGAGCCCGCGGATCTGAAGGCCGAGATCGATCGGTCGAAGAAGCGTCTCACCGACCTGGAAGCCGAACTGACGAAGCGGGCCAAGGGTGACCCGAACCTGATGGCAGAACAGGTGGAAGCCATCAAGAACGCCACGGATGCTCAACGGAAGGAACGAGTCCGAGCAACGAGGGAAGCCAACGCATCCCAGGAGGCCAAGCCCCAGACTGCCGCTGCCCCACCACCCGAGCCGGAACCGGAGCCAATGGAGCCCGAGCCCGAGCCGGAACCGGAACCCGCGGAACCCGCGGAACCTGAATGGGCGGACTTCGATGCGATGCCAACCCCAGCGGACTTGAGGACTCCACCTTCAGACCTCCCGGCCGACCCCGAAGGACCTGTGGTGTCCAAGCGGACGGAGCCACGTCAACCCATCATCCCGCCTCGGTCCGACCCCCCGACTGGCGGCCGAGCTGGGGGACCGCCTCCGGATGGAGCAACCAGGGCAGATCCCCTTGGGGACGTGCTGGACTCGTTCCAAGACCCCGAGGATGAAGGGGTGATGCGGGCCGAGGAGGAGCGGATCCTCGAAGCCAGACGGCAGGTGGCCAAGGAACGTGCCGCCAGGTCTGGTGGTGAGGCTGTCTCCACCCATCGGGCCAAGATCCCACCCCACCTCCGGGGCCATGTTCGGGAAAACGCCGTCTCTCTTGATGCTGTTCCAGCAGGGACGATTGGTGATGCTCCCGCATTCCGTCTCCCGGCTGAGACGTTGTCGGAACGAGGCCGTGGACACTCCAAGGGACCTACTCCCGACCAGGTGTCCGATGGGACCAAGGCCGTCAACCCACACTTCAAGCCAGCCCCGAGGTAGTTGTTGCCCCAGTCCGAGCAAACAGCCGCAGTCACCGCTGCCCAGACGCTTCAGCGGGAGGGGATCGACCCCAAGGAGGCTCGGGCTCGTGTCACCCAGCTCCAGGAGGAATGGGAACAGGAGATGTCTCGGCGGCGGCGGTTCCTCTACGCCGACGTGGAGGAGTTGATCGGCAACGGTTTCCTCACCCATTTGGTTCGGATTGGCCCGCTCGACATCTCACTCCGCTCGTTGTCCCCCGGGGACTTGTTCTTGCTGGGTCAGCGTTGTGGGCGTGACCCCACGGACCGTCTGTGGAAGACTTGGGCAGTGGGGTCATCCATCTGGATGGTGGACGGGATGAACCTGTTGGAGGACCAGGACTCGGCCTCCAGGATGTTCCACCTGGTACAGCACTTCCCGACCCGCACCCTCGACATCCTGTTCTCCAACGTCCTCGGGTTGATCAACCGGGCTTCCACAGCCCTGTCGAGGGTGGAGGCCTACTGCTACGAGATGTACTCCAGAGCTTCCTGGCGTATGTGTGGCAGGACCGTCCCATCACATGCAGGGGTCAGTGGTGTTCCAGGGGTGGCCCGGCTTGGGTTGAACCACGTTCAGCGAATGTGGGTGGCGTTCAATCTCTCAGAGGATGACCGTGAGGTGATGCACCGGGACTGGCAGGCCGCCAAACTCGTGGCTTCCGCCATGTCCCCCAAGGGGGTGAAGAAGCTCAACGCCGCTGATGAACGGCTGGAGAAGCGCGAAACCACTCGGCGAGCGGAAGCCATCCTGCGGATGGTCAACCAAGTCCTTTATGGGGAAGCTGGACCTGAGGACCAACCCTGGCGACTTCTCATCGAAGGGCAGCCAGTGGATGTTGTTCCGGTCAAGACAGCCAGGACAGACGAAGAACTCGCGGAGCAGTTCCGGCGGATGGTCGCGGGGGAGAAGGACTGGCACGACCTCGTCGTGGACACCTACAAGGAACGGATCCGTCAACGGTTCGACGGGGAGAAGCGAGAACGGGAAGCCCTTCTGGCCGATGCCGCAGGCACGCGGAAGCCTGGAGTCACCGGCGGAACAGGTGTGGTCGGGTACACCCTCGATCAGCTCAAAGAGCTTCGGGCCAGTCTGTTCTCGCCGCGACCAGGTGGAGGCAAGCGGGTGTTCGATAGTGGGGCACCTGCCGCGGTGTACCAGAAGTGGGTTCAACGGGAAGTCACGGCCGGGCGGCTACAGGCAGATGAAGCTGGAGTGTACGAGGTCGAGAAGGATCAGGAGGGACCGTCACTCCAGGAACAGGTGGCATCTCGCAAGCCGGTGTTCTCTACCGAGCCTATGCGACGCCCCCCTACAAGGGGAGGTGACTGATGCCCAAATCTAAGAACCAGTCGCTCATGAGCCTCAAGGTTTTCCCTGAAGTTGATCACCAGGGGCTTGGGAAGGTCACGAAAGCCATCAAGGAGGCCCAGAAGGCTGGCTTCCTCGATGCTAAGGCGGCCAAGGGGCTCAAGGGGATGGCCTCCGTGGCAGCCAAGGAGTTCCGCACGGTTGTCGCTCAAGCCAAGATGGTGAATCTCCACAAGGAAGCGGACCTGTGGCAGTCCAAGATGGCTACTTCCCAGGAGGAACTGGTCAAGGCCGTCAGTGCAATGTCTGCCTTGCAGCAGAAGGTGGGCAAGGAAATCACGCAAGAGGAGTTCGTTGCTCAACGGAAGATCATTGCTGAGCAGCTTGAAGCCACAAATGCCCGCCTGGCCATCGAGATGAAGGGGGTTCAGAAGGTCATTGAACGTCGAAGGCAGGCACTAGTGGACATGGAGGGCCGGACGGCTGCCGAGAGTGCCGCCCTGTTTGCAGAATCCGTTGGGGACGAGATGTCCGGCATGTGGTCGAAGATGACCTCGGCAGACTTCGCCGGATTCACCAAGGGGATGTCGGGGGCACTCAAGAAGGCTGGGGGTGCCCTGGAGGGGATGGCAGCGAAGGGGGGTAAGGGGGCGGCTGGGATGGCTGCAATGGGCAGCTCCCTGACAGCACTGGCAGGGGCCGCCGCCGTGTTGGCAGGCGTTGTGGCAGCCTTCGCTGCGGTCGCCAAGGTGATGATGGATGCCAGTGCTCAAGCAAAAGAGTTCAACCAGATCATTCTCCAGAGCGGTTCGATCGCTGACTTTGCGACGAAGTCCGGTGTCGAAGGACTCATGGATGTGGAGAGCCACCTGGACAAGGTTCGGGAGGTGTCATTTGGGCTTGCCTACCAATGGCGAATGACCCCAAAGGAGATCCTGAACATCGCCGCCTCTGCTAACGAGGCTGGACTCACTTTCAAGGAAATGTCTGGGATCATCAACCGGAATGTTGGTGAGATGGAGGCCTACACTGAAGTCACCAAGACCGCCATCATCTTCTCGAAACAGCTCGGCCAGTCGACCGAAACCATTGCAGCCCAATCGGCCGAATGGGTGCATGACCTGGGTGTTGGTCTGGAAGGTGTCCAGGAAGGGTTCTCGGCGATCTTCACAGAGGCAATGCGGACTGGTATTGGGGTCAAGCGTTTCTACACAATGGTCACCCAAGCCACCTCAAACTTGAGTCTCTACAACGTCAGAATCGAGGAAGCTGCTGCCCTTATCTCCGAGCTTGGTGAGTCACTTGGGGAGACCAATGCGGCCGAGTTCGTCAAGGGGCTCACGAAGGGTTTCTCCTCGGAATCCTACGTTGAGAGGTACAAGCGGCTCGCCATGATGGGGCCAGAGGCGGCCTCCAAGACAATCGTGGCCAGTGCAGAGATGCTGGGAGAAACCTTCGGGAAGAAGGTTGGGCAACTCAGCCCCGAGATTGGGAAGAAGGTGACTGATGCCTTCAAGTCTGCCGACATAGACTTCGACAAACTGGCCAAGGGTGACGCGGAGGCGATCAAGAAGCTGTCGGGTCTCTCGGGGGAGCAACAGAGGTCCTTGATCACGCAGGTTCGTGGGGCAGACGTGGAGGTTGCCCGGAAGTTGGAAGATCTCGTGGGCATCTCAGAGGGGTTGCGGGGTGGGATCACACGGCAGGCAGAGGCCCTCGATGAGTTGGGTCCTGGTGGGACATTGGCCATGCAGCTCAACAATGCGATGGGGGTATTTGGAAAGCCACTCTCGGAGCTGCATGGGACGACCTTGGCTGGATTCCAGGCTGCCACCAACCTGAGCAGCGAACAGATTCACGAACTGCAGCGGGTTGATCGGCAGATTCGTGGGAACTACGAGGCTGTGGTCAGCCAGACAGATGAGATGAAGGGGCTGGCAGATACAGATCGTGCAGCGTTCAATGCCAGGAACAAGGACATGGCCAAACAGTTCGGGCTTGCCATCAATGCACAAGGTCAAGTCGTGTCGGCGGCTCTTGACGAGAACGGGGACGTTGTGACCGGTGGTGTTGTGGATGGGGTTGAGAAGTACATGGTTCGCCAGGGTGATGCCCTGTCGAAAGCCGTGGAGGGCGGGATGACCCCCCAAGAGGCCCTTGCCCAAGAAGTGGCCCTGAACACGGCGTCGATGTCCACCCAGTTGGAGACGGGGGTGGCGTATTTCCTGGAGAAGATCTACGACGCCATGAACGTCATTCTCAGCCTCATGCCAGGCAGGGAGGACTCGGAAGCGACCAAACGGTCCAGGGACGAGGCTCTCCAGGCTTCTCAGGACCAAGAACAGGCATTCCGAACCAAGATTCAGGATCTCCAGAAGGAGATGTCGAAAACCAGGGTGGCAGCCGACGACGCAACAGGGGCAACCAGGGATGAGCTGGTTGAGAAGTTGTCCCTGTTGGAGGAAGCCGAGAAAATGGCCAAGGTGGGTGCGGAGAAGGAATCCCTGAAGCAGCGTGAGATCCGTTTCGCTCAGGGTGAAACGGCGGCCGATGTGGGTGCGGCAGCCGAAGTCTCTCTTGCCGACACGGGTGGGGCCAGGCGAGCCATGGCCCGTGTGTACGGGGAGGAGGAAGCAGGGAAACGGATGCAAGTGATCGAAGAAAAGGCAGCGGCAGCGGGAAAGGAGGCCGAGGCAGCGAAACTTGCAGATCTAAAGGAGATGCGGGAAGCCTCTGGCCAAGATCCGGACGCGACCGCAGGCTCTAGGCTTGCGGAATCTTGGGTTGATACTGGGATGGCCGCGGAGGCTGGGGAGGCGAAGAAACAGGAAGTGCTGTTGGCTGGGTTGCAGGAGGCATTTCCCGATATTGAAGACATCAGCAAACAACAACTGACCGAGGAGCAGCAAACGGCGGAAGCGATGCAAGGTACTGACCAGGAGTTTCAGATTGGTCAGACAGACACCCTAACTACAGCCCAGACAGAGGAGTTCACTAAACTCAAGTCGGAATACCCGAAACTCACGGAAAAGGGCTATTTGAATGCTCTCAGAGTCGAGAAGATGGAGACTGCTGCGGGCCTTATTTCTACGAGCAAGGAACAGAAAGGCGAGATTTTCAAGAGACTCCGTACTGGCGGGAGTCTGACCGAAGTTGAAATGAGCAAGCTGAGGTTGCGAGCACCTGAACTCGCTGGGATGCTAGGTACGGCAGGACAGGTAGATGACTTCGTTTACCGGGGTGGGTCTATGGGAGGCACCATCACCCCCATCAACCAGGCCGATGAACTCCTCGGAGCCAAGCCGGGTGGTCCTATTGCTGGTGCCATCGCCGGTGCTATGGGTGGCAACACCTTCGTCTTCCACATCAACGGGGGCGACCCGGCCAAGGTGTATGACGTTGTGAAGCGGGCCATGCGGGAATCAGGTGTTCGGCCGCCTCCCGGGGGAGGCTGATAGATGGCCTCCGAGATTCCTGTCTTCCGATCGTCCTTCGTCTCCGCTGCCGACGAGTTTGCGGGGAAGGGGATCCGTCCGGTCGTCTTCGACATCCTCGGTCCCGACTACGAGACCAGCCTGATGCCCGACGACTTGAGGATGGTCCTACACTCCAACCCACAGTCGATGTCCGTGAAGTACCAGCGAAACGTCACCCGCATCCAGACACGGGGTGGGTTCGTCGAGCAGCACTGGGGGGATGGTCCCCAGACCCTCGACTTCGAGGCGGTCACCGGGGGGTTCATGCGGCTTTACGCTGGCCTCTCAAACATCACCGGCACCCGGTTTGAGGGTGGACGCCGGGAGACCATCGCCTACGACAAGTACCTCGACTTCCTCGCTCTGTTCCACAACAACGGCTCGGTCTACGACTCGCGAGGCAACGTGGTCCTTCAGGGCATCATCAAGGTCACGTTCGATGGCGGCGTGTGGTTGGGTTGGTTCACGTCTTTCACGGTGACCGAATCCACCGAGAAGCCCTTCCAGTTCCAGATGACGGCCACCTTCGAGGTCCACAAGGAGGTCGTCACCTGGCGGAGCATCCTCGGAACAACCACGACCGAGACGGTGGATGGCGACTCGGGAACCGAGCAGGGCCAACAGGCCCTTCCAGAGTGAGGTGAACCATGGCACAACTCGGTACAGCAGAAGCAGCCAACCGATACGATGGCCTCGGCACCGGTCCACGGTTCCTGTACACGTTCGAAACGCAGACGGGGGTTCCGGTCGATGGCACCAACTCCCTCCTCCGTGAGCTGTCACCCTTCACGTTGAGGCTCATCCCACCCGACGCTCTCATTGAGGCTGCGGCTGGGGGGGATGTGGCGACGGCCGTTGACCTCATCACGAAGGCGGCCCAGGGTTCAGACCAGAACACCCTTGCGGACCAACTTGCCACGGTCTCGGCCATTGGTGCAGGGGCCACCACCCTGGAGTCGTTCATCTCGTCGGGTCAGTTTCTTGCTGACCAGGCCTCCGACTACTTCGTGACCCTGTCGGATGCACTCACAGCAGCGGACATCGCCCTGCAGCTCCAGCGGATCCTGGATGCCCCCGTGCTGACGATGCTCGTGAACCCGAACAACATGACGATCAACTACACAAACCTCCAATCCTACGCTTCCAGGACACGGTACGGTTTCTCTTTCGAGCGGTGGGGGGAAGACCAACCCACCATCTCCTTCTCGGGCTCGACCGGAGCGTTCATCGCAGGGGCCTCGGATGCTCCAGGGACCGATGCCACAATCGCCCAGTTGACCGGCCAGACCGAAAGTCCTTCTGGGGTCCAGTTCGCCTCGAAGCGGGATTCAGCCGCCTTCCAGAACCTCACGGCCTTGCTCCACTTCTTCAAGTCGAATGGGTACATCTACGACACCGTGCGTGGGACGGAGGCTCACCAGTTCATCGGGGCCGTGGCCATTGACTACGACCAGTGGACCTATGTGGGGCACATCGAGTCCTTCGACTACAGCTACCGGGCCGAGATGCCTCACCGCATCGAGTGGTCGATGGAGTTCAAGGTCGATCGGATGTTCGACAACGCCACACCCACGCCCGTGGTGCTGCCCCAGAAAGCCCCCACCGAGTCCGCCCTGGGTTCCCGACCCACTGGCCGGACCGGGGACTACAGCACGGCTGTGGCAGGAGCCACAGCCACCAACGCCAGGTCGGCCACAGGAGGCACTGAGACGAGCACGATGCCCTTTGAGCTACTGGGACCGGAGGCAGATCCCACACTGAAGTCGCCGAGAACCCAGGCCCCCAGGTTGACGGCATGAGCATCAAGGACCGGCCTTGGGTCGGAACATGGGCTCTGAACAACAGGGGTGTGGTTCGGCACACCCCCGATGCCCTCGTTTACATCAACGGTGCCTTGGAGATTGCGGGCTGCCCAACGTGTGGGGGTCGTATTGACATCCAGCGGTACATCACCGCTGTCACGGTGGATTCCAGTGTCGAGACCTCCCCGAACACGGCATCGATCACGATGCACATCCCGAGGTCCGAGGGTCATTCATTCGTCCGGGATGGTCAGTTCGTCCTCAAGGCCGGGTTGGAGATCAACATCTACTTCAGGGGCTACTTCCCGATGAAGGGTTTGCTCGCAGGCACACAACCAGAAACGACAGGGGGAGTGGATGTCCAGAACGCGGTGATGTACCCGTACTACCATGTCTTCCACGGGGTGGTCACAGAGGTCGGCTACGAGTACGCCGGAGGCGAGCACACTGCATCGCTCTCGTGTGCAGACATCCTCCACTTCTGGCAGTACCAGCTCTTCTCGACGAGCCGTTCCTTCATGGGCAAGTCTCCAGGTGGGTCAAAGCTGAACTTCGACCTGTTTGGGAATGCCCTGCACGGGATGTCTCCTTACGGGATCATCTACACCCTGTACACCATCGGGCACGGGTCGATAGGTGGGATCGAAGGCACTCATGGGGGGCAGACCACGAACCAGACGGCGATGGCCGAGAATGACATCTCTGCCTTCTCCATGGCCTCCCTCTACTGGGAGAAGCGGTTCGCGGACAACTTTGCCACGCTCAGGATGCACGGGACGACCGGCACCCTCTACAACGGGTTGCAGCAGTCCTTCCTGGCAGGTCTCTCCACGCAGAATGGGGAGAAACTCATCAAGATGTTCTCCGACCCATCCAGGAAGGAAGGCGGTTCGGACCCCATCCTCGGTCCCCTGTACACGGTTGCACGAAGCCTCAAGTTCGACTTCGCGGGGACGTTCATGTCCCCGGAATCAGTGGACGATGCGAAGGCAGGGGGTTTCGGGTTCAACATCCTGGAGATGCAGGCATTCAAGACCGACTACTCTGCGATGAACATCAACATGTACGAGTCCGAGTACGAGACGAAGATGGATGTGGCCTCGCGGGTCTGCCAGCTCACCAACTTCGAGTTCTACCAGGATGTTGACGGTGACTTCGTTTTCAAGCCCCCGTTCTACAACCTGGATACCTCCTCGAACCAGGTCTATGTTATCAAGGACATCGACCTCATCTCCATCTCCTTCACGGAGGCCGAGCCAGAGGTCACCGCACTGAAGGCAACAAAGGACTTTGGCGGAAACACCGGATTCGGGGCACCCTCCGAGATTGGTTCACGGGCTACCTATGTGGACTACCGCTTGGTTGCCCAGTTCGGTTGGCGGGAACAGACCTTTGAGACGGCCTATGCGGGGTCGCCGGATGCCATGTTCTACGCCTGTGTTTCCAGAATGGACCTCTACAATCTGGACATGCGACGAGCCCAGTGCCAGATCCCTATCCGGCCCGAGCTGCGGGCCGGGTACCCGGTCTACTTGGAGCCCTTCGACTGTTTCTACTACCTGAAGTCGTTCAGCCACTCGTTGTCCTATGGGGGTCAATGCACAACGAACCTGACCCTGACGGGTCGTCGTGTGAAGTTCTACGCCCCCGGGTATGCCCCCGAGGACGGATCCGAGGCGACTGTGGAGGCCATCGACTTGTCGAACCCCTGGCTTCCCCCATTGCCCCTCACCCTCGAAGGCGATGATGGGGTGCCCAGACTCCAAGGGTTCCCGAACGTAGTCATGGCCCTCAACTCCGAGCTGCTGAACCCCGAAGACTTTACTGTGGGGGAAGACCTGGCGGAGATCACCACCGAGGCTGGGATACAACAACTCATCCTCAAGGCTCGTCTCGCTCAGGTTCTTGAGACGGATGAGGAAGGTGCAGAGGGGAAGTCGGCCAAGGAGAAGTGGTTGGATGGACCCTTTCTCCTCCGAACAGGACGGGATGTGACGATCAAGATCGGGTCAGCATCCGACCTCCTTTCCCAGGCCCAGGCATACCAGCAGGCATACGCAGAGGCGAACCCCGATGCCAAGACCGGGGAGACCGTCCTGACTTCCGACCTGGCAGTTGAAGGGTCAACGGCGGTCCTGGCTGTGATCGATGTGGTTGGGGCTCGTAAGGGTCGTGGCATTGAGGACGAAACCCGTATTGCGAACATCCTCGATACCCTGTCGAATCTGAAGGACAACTTCACCAACGCAGGGACGACCGGTCTCTACAGGTACTACTCCTCGGCCCATCCCGAGGCCGAGCAACAGGGAATGCGGGAGATCATCGCCAATGCTGAGACAACGGGGACCACAGCCACGGCCGGACTCATTCTCTTGGAGAGTCCGACGAACGTATTTGGGTTCAAGAACGGAAAAGACGCGGGAGCCGAGATGGGTGACATCCAGGTCACGGCCGGCATCCCAATTCTGAGGCCGAACACGGGGGATACCAGCGTTCGAGCCGTCCCCACACCAACCCACCAGATCACCAGCCTGTCGTTCGGCCAACTGTTCGAGAACAGGGAGATAGCCATCCCGAAAATCACCACCTCCAGGCAGCACAACTACCCCAAGAAGACGATTGTTGAGGTGGTGCTCCCCCAGGTCAAGGAGCGAGCCAAGGTCTATGACGACGGGAACACCGTTGAGCAGCGGTTTTTGGACATGTACAAAGTGTATGAGGCGGCTGTTCTAGCAATCCCCGCCGAGATTCGTCTGGCTGCGAAGCCATCCGAACTCCCGGCATTTGCTGCTGTTGTGGCCGAGGATAAGGCGAACAAGAAGCCCTACCAAAGGCTGGGTGTGGACCCCCAGTTAACGGTGGGGGTGCAGTTCACGAGTGAGCCGGCGGGTGTGGTGAAGATCTCCGTGAGACTCGCCAATACGGTGGCTGAGACGGTAGCCGCAATGTTTCGAGAGTACTTCGTCCTCCTGGTGGGGGGAGTGGGCAAACCAGGCAAACCCCTAACCCCGGCGGATGCGGCGGATAACGCAAAAGCCTATGCCGACTTGGACAAGGCATGGGTGGACTTCATCCTGTCCCTCGTGGACGATGAACAACCCTCGTCTCCAGTAGGTGACAAGGCCGATGGGGTCGTGATTCAAACTCAAGGGTTTGCAGAGAACCCACGCTATTTCCCCGTGTTCCCGGTATCAGACGGGCGGGGCTACGAGGTCGTCGGTGTTTTGGCCTACGGGAGGGGGTTGACCATTGAGGAGACGGGCAATCTAGGCCGGATTCAGGAAGAGGAGGTGCAGGGCTCCGTTGCTGCAAATGAGGAACGTCTCGCCCAAGACCAGGTGGTTTCCGATGTGAGCGTTGCCTTCGGGAAACTCATAGACCTCTCCAAGGCAGACAACGATGAAGCCGCAACTTCGGCCGGCTATTTGGCGGCAGCAGTAGGGGTGACCCTGGAACAGGCCCAGAAAGATCCCACGCTGTTCCAGCGGGCGTTCTCCAACTATGTGGCATCCTCGAAGGAGCGAAGCCAGAAGCTCACCACCACGAACGCTGCCTATGGGTTGTCCGACCTCGGGCTCGACTCGACCCGCTCGGTATGTTCCTGCAAGGGTGCCGAGGCTGACGTGCTTCTCATGGCCTACGGGGACCAGAACTTCGTATCGGTCGACCAGCCTGAGGAAGTCACGAAGTGGCTGGCAGATCAAGCTCTTGTGGCCCGCGACCCGTGGGAACAGGTGCAGGAGGCTCTGCGGGGTCAGATCCTCGACGTGAACACCACCACCTACGCCGAGAGGTTCCAGAAGGCCAAGGGGCAGTTCCTCACAGGCGTGAATGCAGATGGGGCTATCAACCCTGGCGTGACCGAGCTTACCGCGGCAGGGGAGGCTCTCAAGCAAGCAGGTGAGGACATCAAAGCCAACTTCGATGACACGGCCGACCTACAAGACCACAGCAAGGCGTGGAAGGCTTTCATCAAGGACACCAGCAATCCGAACCTGGATGAACCCTTCCGAGGTGTTCTTGACCCATTCCGCCCACCAGAGGGGGAGTAGGCCATGGCTGATATCGACGCCAAGCTCGGAGCAGCAGTCCCAGGCGGCCAGATGCGGGCCGACCTCAGGGAGAGTCCCACCCGTAGGGACTCGGCCAACAAGGGTCCTCAGAAGTATGCCCTCGGCATGGCGGAGGTTGTTCTCGTTGATCACAAGCGAATGTTGGTCAATCTGCGGATCCTGTCGGGTGAGAACGTCGTTCGTGAAGCCGTCCCCATCTCCTGGCCCGGGGCTGGACGCCGGCACTTCTTCGGGTCAATGCCGGAACAGGGTGACATGTGTGTTGTTGGCTGGGGGATGCTGGAATCAGGTTCCTCTCGACGGCCGTTCATCGTTGCATGGGTTGTTCCTGATGCCACTCTTGGGTACGACTGGCTTCCAACCCAACCTTTTGGCCCAAATGAGTTTGGGCTCTCCCCGAAGCTGAAGGAGCAGCTCAAGGGTGTTGCCGGTCGATACCGCCACAAGCTCCGGACCATGAACCCAGGGAACATCGTCGCCTCCTCATCCCAGGGGTCGGACCTTGTACTCGATGAGTCGGTCATGCTGTCGAATCGCCGGGGGAACGAAGTCCGGCTCCGGGATCAGGACCAGGCATTCATCGTCCGGTCTCTCCAGCAGTTCCATGCCGGAGCTGGCTTCCGGGCGTACTCAGGCATGGTCCAACGCGATGCCAACTTGCTGCCGACCCAGATGTTCGCTGACACCATTGCCTGGGAGGCAGCTCGTCAGGCAGACGAGACAGGCCAGGCAATCGTTGACTCGGAACTGGAAGGGTCTGAATACACCAAAGGGTTTCTCACGCCGGATGGGGTGTTCCAGCGTGATGAGGGGGACAACCCGCTCACGGAGGTCGCATTCCCCGCGTCTGTGGACCCCTATGACTTCTTGAAACGAGGGTTGTTCATCGACAAGTTGGGCTACGCCCGTGGAAAGGTCACGGGCGATGCCATCTACGGGGGTAAGTCTCTCTACCGGGTCTCGATCAGCGGGGTAAACGGGGCCAACGACACCTCCTCGGGCATCTTCACTGAGCACCGCATCGAAGTGGCTCACACGGCGGACGGGACGCTTCCCGTTACGGAACAAACAGACGGTTTCGATGCCAACCGTCTGCCCCCTGGCAACCCAGAGGACGTAGACCCCCTCGGTCCATCGGCCGATGCCCCATTCATTGAATCCGTTCTCGGGACTGTCGTGGGGAACGATCCCTACACTGAGAAGGGTCGTGAGCTGTATGGCCTCCCACTGAAGGCGACCATCTTCAGTGGGGGTGTCCGATCTCCGGGAATGTCCTCAGCTATTGGCTCCGAGATTGAGACCCAGGCAGCAACCTTGTTCTCGGTCCGACCTCCGATCACGCCAAATGCAAAGCCCACCTTCTGGTCGGTCGCCAAGGACGGTCGGTTGATGGCATCCATCGAAGGTCCGGGGAAGCTGTGGAGTGCCGAGATAGCTGCTCTTGCCGGGATTCGGATTGGGGCTGGGTCTGAAGCGTCAGGTCGAGCCATCCAAGCTGATTTGGACGGGGCCTTCATTGTGCATTCGCGTCGGGGTGAGAACTCCGGCAACATTGGCATCGAGCTGGCTGCCGATGGTGGGGCCGTTCGTATCTTCGCTGGTGGGTCCACAACGGTCGGGGGTGTGGCCGCACGAAACGCACCCACGGGTCAAGGTGAGGGTGGTCTGCCAGGTCTCATCCTGGAGTCGGCCACCAACGTCCTCCTCAAGGCGTCCAAGACGCTGACCCTGTCGGCGACCCGACTCGACCTCGACAAGATCCAAGAGCTGAATGTCCTCGCCAACACGGGTCTGAACTTCCAGTCGGGGGATGGCATCTCCCACTCGTCGAACACCCACGCCCAGTCCACGATGGGCAAGGCCGAGTACACCTTCTCCGGACCCAAGAACGGTCTCCCCACCAATGGGGCTGTCCGAGACACCAAGATCATCGCGAACCCCGCCACGGGATTCCCCGGCGGTCCCGCCGACCAGTACTTCCTCCTGTACGGCGACCGTATCGAGACCCTCCTTGCCGGAAACCATTTGACGACCCTCGTTGTTGGAAACCAGCTCTACACAGTCGGTACGGGATCTTTCATTGCAACTGCTACTGGCTCGACCCTTGCGCTCTCTGCCGCTGGGGCCGTGCTTGTTGGGGCTGCTACGACGTTCGTAGCAGCCCCAGGGGCTACAACCATCCAGGCTGGGGCTCTTTTGTCACTCACCGGAGCCACGATGGCCCTTACCGCTGCCGGCTTTGCCTTCAACTCGGTCTTCGGCCTTCACTCGATTCCGCCTCAGGTGCCGGGGGCTGTCCTCACGGATGGCTGCATCAACCCCATCACCGGTCTCCCGTTCGCCCTCGGCGGCACGCTGGGTATCCAGACCATCCGGGTGAACTGATGGCTCTGACGGCACCCGCTGTGACCGGGGCGATCCTTGCCGCTGCCCCTGAGCTGAAGGGTGTGGACTGGTTCCGCCTGGCCACGGCTGTGGGCTCTGCCGTGGTCATCTGGGCAGTTATTCCGGCCAACCTCGCCCTGGTTGGGGTCACGACGGGAGCCGCCGGATCTGGAGTCGCCAACGGGAAGGTGTCCATGGTCCCCCAACCTCTCCCGGTGCCCGCGGCTGCCGTCGCTTCAGGTCTCCTCGGGTTTGTGTCCCCGTCGATGACCCGGTCGATTGGGATGGGGGTGGCCATCGCATTCTCAGCCTCGGCTCAGTACCAGGGCGTGTCGGTGGGGGTGGGGACGGGAAGTGACGTGTCGAAGATCGTCCTCGCCAACCCAGCCACCCTGATCTCAACCCTCCAGGCCGTGTTGAACGGGAGTGGGCTCCTCGGCGTGAACATCCCCCAACTAGCGGTTGCCCTGGGTACAGGTATTCCCACTCTCCTCCTCACTGGCACGGGCATCGGTGTCGTGACGGGTCCAGCCGGACCTGCCCCGGCGGTCGGTACAAGTACCTCCCGAGTGTTCTGACCCATGGGTTTCCCTACCGACGGCTTCGTTCTCCGCCCACCACGCACGGCGAATGGCAATGCCAGGACCACGGGGACGGCCATCACAGGTGTCCCTCGGGATCACAAGGCTCTGCCGGCCACCCACACCTTCTTCGACTCGGCGTCTGACCTCATCGAGATCGCCGCCGACATGTACCGAGCGGCGGTCCTCGACAACCCCAACGCCGACCAAGAGGAGTACCTGGTCTGGGCGGCCAACTCAGCGAGTCTCTCCGTCATCGAGGATCCGGATTGGGCCGTGGAGGCTGAAGACCCCTCGGCCGCCGTGACCATCCCACGGGGAACGCTGGATGTCGAGGACACCACCACACCCGATGACCCATCGGATGGAGCGGACCGCCTTGTCGTCCTCGACCCAGGGGGCCGTGGCCTCGCCGAGGTCCGACTCATCACCATCGTTCGGGGGGACACGGGAGCTGAGGTCCAGGTCGGACCTGAGGCGTTGGCTGGCCCCGCTTTCGATTTCGACAGCCAGGATGCTGATGCTGGTCTCGTGACCCTCTCCGTAACCGCCCTCGCCGTTCTCGATGGGGGAGTGTCCAGGCGTCGGGGAGACTCGATCAGCTTCGCCAAGTATGTCCTGTCCGCAGCACGGTTCTGGTGGTCCAAGAACGACCGAGCACTCACCAGGTTCGGTTGGAACGGCAAGGTGCAGCGGTGGGAGCCCCGCAAGGGCAGTGCCCCACGAGATCTGGGTGTCCTGACCGAGGATGCTGCGTTCGTGCTGTTCCCGAGACCGTCCCGGTTCACCACGGGCGATACCCTCCCTGGAGATCCTGGTGACCCGGATGTGTTCACCCTCATTCGGCTTGGCATCCGACCCGATGCCACTTCCACGGTGCCAGAGGTCCAGGTCATCTCCGATGTGGTGGCCGAGGAAGGCACCGTGGACTTCGTCGGCCTCGGGGATCCGGATGCCGTTGTAGGGCAGGGCAACGGCATCCTCATCTTCAACCCGACGTTCATCGCCACCAACGCTGGCCAGACCGTCTGGTACAACCCTGAGCAGTACGAGAAGGACTCCAACGGAGAGATCGGCGACCTGAAGGCCGCCTTCAGTGACCCCCTGTTCCTCTCCCCCGTACCAGGACCCACCGAGCGGCCCTTCGTTCGTCTCGGGTTCCGCCGGCACCTGACTCCCTTCGCTGTGATCAATGACGCTGCCCTCCCCGCCCAGTCTGGGGTGACGGAGGGGACGTTCTACTGGTCGATGACGACGGGCCGCCTGGCCCTGTCCGAGTCGGACATCCTCAAGGCCGACCCGGACGACACGCTGGGGAACTTCGACATCCAGTACCTCGGCAACAAGGTCTACTTCGATGGCGTCTCCCTCACGACGACCTCGCTTCGGACTCCAGATCCTTTGCACCTCGTGGACGACACCGGGACCGAGGTTGGTGTCCCGTCCTCTGGCCTGATGTTCATCCGAGATGCCGTCCCCCTCCCGTTCCCTGGCGTGTCCGGCATCCGGCACACCCCGGACAACACCGGCCAGGCTCCCGATGCCTCGGTGACACCAGCAACGCGGGAGAATGATTCCGGTCTTGTGCGAAAGGTCGATGGCTTCGGCGACACCTTCATCTTCTCGGTGACCAAGGCATTCGACGAGACGGAGATCGTCGAGTTCCAGGAAGACACCACCTCCTTCCCCTTCGCGATGCGGAAGACCAAGGCCCAGATCGCCCGAGAACGAATCGCTGGGGAGCCAGGTTCCGCCGTACAGTTCAAGCGGAGTGGCATCAAGGACGAGGCCATCTACTTCTTGCAATCCGAGGTGATGCCCGCCGTCTACATGTCCCAGGCTCGGATGTACTCCCGGGAGATGGGCCCGTTCACCTTCGAGGGCGGCGAGAAGCTCTACTTCGCCATCGACGGCACCAAGCACACCTGGACAGCCACGGCGGGCACCTACACGGCCGCGGCTCTGGCAGCCGACATCACCGCGTCGAGTGCTCCGCCCGTCAGCTTGGGAACGGTGACGGCTGTCCGCGACCGCATCGTCATCGAATCGGCGACCCCAGCGACCGGGACCGTTGAGATCGGTTTCGGGACGAGCACCGCTCTTGGGGACCGCGACTTCTCGGGCGGAGCTGTCATTGGGTTCCTCCCAGGCTGGCGGGTGGATGCCACCGCCAGTGAGAACTGGCTGCCAGACAATGGCTCGGTCTTGGGGGTCTCCCGAAGCCCCCAGAACAGGAGTCGAACGGGGGATGACCCAGACTTCCGAGCACGGGGCATGTTCGACAACGTGGTCCTCTCTGAGTCCCTGATCGCTAACCCACACTTCCCCATCAACAACCCGCCGCTCCAGGATGTCGCCGGACACGATGACAACGTGTTCTTCATGGTCGCGGACGGGTTGAGCCTCAACTTCCTGAAGAACCTCACCGAGGTCTTCTACGACTTCGCCAACGACAGGTTCACCTGGCTCGAACGTGGCAACGTGGCCACCCGGATCCAGCAGATCTCTGGGGCTCTGTCGCTCGGGAATGCCGGTGTCATCCCGATCACCCTGCATGAAGCGGTGGCAACCGGCTTCGGGTTCCGCCTGGCAGAGGATGGGGAGGTCTTCGTCGACCAGGTGCAAGGGGTCGATTTCCTCATCCCCGACGGTGGCTCCACGGGCCTGGCTCTCCCCATCGAAGTCATCGGCGGGGAGGTTGCCGAGGGAGCTGCCGGTTCGTTTGCCATCAGCACCGCGACGTTCTCCGACGTGAACGCCTCGTTCATCACGGATGGGGTGGATGCCGGCTACCGCCTCCACATCATCCTCGGGGACGCCAAGGGTTCATACATCGTGGCCTCCGTGACCTCCGAGACCGTCCTGGAGGTGGAGGCGGCAGTACCCTTCCCATCAGATGGGGGACCAGCCAACGGAGCCTCCTACGTCTCCTGGCGACTCCACACAGGCATCGTGGAGTCAGCCTACGACCCGGCCGTCGTGGCCGACGTGCTCTACGATCAGTTCAACCACTTGCAGGAGGAGCCTTTCAAGATCCGGCTCCTCAACAACCTGGGAGCCACACCAACTTCCCCAGCGGCCCAGCTCGCCTCACGCCTCGTGGCCATCGTCACGGATGCCTTCCAGCGGGGACGAGTCATCTCGGTTCGGTTCGGTCTCACCTTCGGGAACGATGAGGCCACGCTGACCCCGCTCGACCGTGGGGTC